AACGGCGCGCGAAACCATCTCTGATAACGCGCCAACGCGGGCCGGCTTCCAGCTCTTTGAAGGTATAGGTCATTGGACTGTCTCCTTGTGTTCGATGCTCACAAGATAGCGCGGATCGGAGGCGAGTGCAACAAGATTTTTGTTTTAGGTCATCATTTATCTTGTCTTTATCTGTGATTTAGGCGCGGGAAACGCGAGCGATAACCGGGCGTTATACTATTTGAGCTGTTTTTATATATTAAAGGTCAAAAAAATATAAATGTTTACATACGTATACATACAGTAAAAATGTATAGCGACTTAAAACGTCTTTGCTATACCGCCTAATAGGATATACCACCAAATCAGTAGACTATGCGCGCGGTCGTCTAGGCGCGCGTTATTTGCCCTCGCGCAAAAAGTCTGACTCGACTTCAAACAGAATCGCCTAAATAGCACAAATGGCTCGGCTTATGTTTGTTTACATAAACGCATTAACCTTAACTGTTTACGTAAACATGTAGACATTAAGCCGTTGACATTGGGCAGTAGACATTCAGGGTGGGGGAGCTGGGCCTTGGGATCTCCTTTAAGAAATACGCAGCGTCTGCACAAAATTTTTTAATTTTTATTTTTTCGTGCTATAACAAACCATGTTTCACTCACTCCCCTATGAGCCGCGCCAAATCGCCGCGACGGAAGCGGTGCTGGAGCGCATCTATGAAGCGGCGAAGAAGGGCCTGCGCGGCGACTCCATGGCGCTGGCGGCCGGGCTGACGCCGCACGAATACCGGACGCTTGTGCAGCTCGACCCGATTGCGGAGTATGCCGAGACGAAAGGGCGCGCTGACGGAGAGGCGGAACTGGCCGACGTGATGATGAAAGCCGCGCGGAGCGGCGACACCAAAGCGGCCATGGATATGCTGAAGTTCGCGCATAAGTGGACCGCGCCGCAGTCGGTGCAAGTCGAGGTCAACCAGACCATATCTATCACGGCGGCGCTGGAAGAGGCCAAGCAGCGCGTCATTGAAGGGCTAATCATAGATGCAAGCGCCGATCTTCTCAGCGACGGACGAGCAGAGATTGATGGCGACGCTATGGGCGTCGCAGGTGAAGGACGACCCGCTGACGTTCGTGAGGCTGGCGTTCCCGTGGGGTAAGCCCGGCACGCCGCTGGAGGGCCACAGCGGCCCACGCAAATGGCAGCGCGAGGTGCTGATCGAGCTGCGGGACCACATCAAGGCCAACGGCGGGCGTGTGGACTTTGAAACCTTCAGGATGGCCACGTCATCCGGGCGCGGTATCGGTAAGTCTGCCCTTGTAAGCTGGCTCGTTATCTGGATGCTGACGACCCGGATCGGGTCGACGACCATCGTGTCGGCCAACTCGGAAGCGCAGCTCCGCAGCGTCACATGGGCGGAGATTACGAAGTGGCTCAGCATGGCCCTGCACAGCCACTGGTTCGAGGTAAGCGCGACCCGCGTCCTCCCTGCCAAGTGGATCGCGGAACTCGTGGAGCGCGATCTGAAGCTCGGCACGCGCTACTGGGGCGTCGAGGGGCGGCTGTGGTCGGCGGAGAATCCTGACGCCTACGCGGGCGTGCATAACTTCGCGGGCGTCATGCTCGTATTCGACGAGGCGAGTGGTATTGACGATGCGATCTGGTCCGTGGCGGCAGGCTTCTTTACGGAAAATACTCCTAATCGCTTTTGGCTTGCTTTCAGCAACCCCCGGCGCAACTCAGGATATTTCTACGAATGCTTCAACTCCAAGCGAGAGTTCTGGCGAACCAAGACTGTTGACGCCCGAAGCGTGGAGGGAACTGACAAGGCCGTTTATCAGCAGATTATCGACGAATATGGCCCTGACAGCAGCGCAGCCCACGTCGAGGTCTACGGAGAGTTCCCCAACGCCTCAGACGATCAGTTCATTGGATCCATGCTCGCTGAAGAAGCCATGGCAAGACCGCCGTCAAAGGATCCGTCCGCGCCGATTGTGGTCGGGGTGGACCCGGCGCGGTTCGGGGCGGACGCGACGGTCATCGCGGTAAGGCAGGGACGCGACATCATCGCAATCCGGCGCTACCGGGGCGACGACACCATGGAGGTGGTGGGGCGCGTCATCGACGCAATAGAAGAGTTCCGGCCAGCCCTTGTAGTCATCGACGAGGGCGGGCTGGGCGCGGGCGTCGTCGACCGTCTGAAGGAGCAGCGCTACAAGGTGCGCGGGGTGAACTTCGGCCAGAAGTCCGTCAAACCGTTGATGTATGGCAACAAGCGGGCTGAGATGTGGGGCGCGATGAAGGAGTGGCTGAAGACGGCCTCGATCCCGAAGGACCGCTTCTTGAAGTCCGACCTGACCGGGCCGATGATGAAGCCTGACAGCAAAGGCACGATCTTTCTGGAGAGCAAGAAGGACATGAAGGCGCGGGGGCTGGCCTCACCAGATGCGGCCGACGCTATCGCCATAACATTCGCATACCCCGTGGCGCACCGCGAGGCGCGGCCGATGGACAACAGACGCCGGGTCAGTTATGGTGGGGCGATTTCCTCCGGTTGGATGGCCTCTTGATGGCTAGAAAATCTGTTTCCTTATCTGTTGGCCGTGGTGAGAAGCTGTCCACCAAGGCGGGCGCTGGCCTGACCGCGAAGGGCAGGGCGCGGTATAACGCGGCGACGGGGAGCAAGCTGAAGGCTCCGGCCCCTAACCCCAAGACTGAGGCTGACAAGGGCCGGAAGGCGTCATTTTGTGCGAGAATGTCCGCCGTAGCGGCTAAGGCTAAAAATGGCGAACGGGCCAAGGCTAGCCTCAGGAGATGGAAATGCCCGTAAAGAAACCCGGAAGCCCCGGATTGTATGCTGCAATCCACGCCAAACGGGCGCGCATCAAGGCCGGCTCGGGCGAGAAGATGCGCAAGCCGGGCGTAGCAGGCGCACCGACCGCCAAGGCGTTCAAGCAGTCCGCCAAGACGAGGAAGAAGTAATGGCGAATACTAAGCCAATCGGTGTCGCTTATGAAGATCAAGATATTATTGGCGCAACGACTGTATCGGCCACTAATATCCTGTCAACAGGGCAGATCGGGTATGCGGCCGGCGCATATGGAAATGTGACGCAGCAGAACAACAAGACAACAGCGGTGACGGTCAACGCATCGTCAGGCCAAATCATTACGGCTAATTCACAACTTGCGCCTAGTGCTAACGCGCTGTTTAAAGTAAACAATAACGTTGTATCTTCTAAAGATGTGGTAATTGTCAGCCCTGCAACGGGCGGCACAAACGGGGCCTATAACGTATTTATAACATCTATTGACGATGGGTTTTTTTACATTGAGATTAAGAACGTAACGAACAACGCCTATTCTGAATCAATCCGCCTTAACTTTGCAATCTTACATACGGTGACATAACATGCCTCTAGTCAAAAGCACCAGCAAAGAAGCCTTCCGTAAGAACGTAAAGGCTGAGATGAAGGCTGGAAAGCCGCAGAAACAGGCAGTTGCGATTGCCTACTCGACCAAGCGCGCGGCGGCAAAGAAGCCGGCGATGAAAGGCAAGTCCAGTGGCTGCAAGTGATGTCAGGGACGCCGGCAAGGTAGCCAGCGCCGACGAGGGCGACGACCGCCTGTCGACGCTGCGGCACCGCTTTACCGTGGCGATGTCCGCCTACAGCGACACCCGCGAGGACGAGCTGGACGATCTGCGGTTCATGGCGGGCTCGCCGGACAACCAGTGGCAGTGGCCGGCGGACGTGCTGGCGACGCGCGGCTCGGTGCAGGGGCAGACGATCAACGCGCGGCCATGCCTGACGATCAACAAGCTGCCGCAGCACGTCCGGCTCGTGACTAACGAGCAGCGGCAGAACCGGCCGCAGGGCAAGGTCATCCCGGCCGACGAGAACGCGGACCCGGCGGTCGCCGAGGTGTTCGACGGCATCATCAAGCATATCGAGTATTTGTCCGACGCGGACGTGGCCTATGACACGGCCTGCGACAATCAGGTCACATACGGCGAAGGCTATATCCGCCTGATAACGGAATATTGCCGCGAGGACTCGTTCGATCAAGACATTAAAATTGTCCGGGTCAGGAACAGTTTCAGCGTCTACATGGACCCGATGATTCAGGATCCGTGCGGGTCGGACGCGGAATGGTGCTTTATCACGGAAGACATCGCCAAGTCGGAATATGAGCGGCTATACCCGGACGCGACGCCGATCTCGACGATGATGGCGCAGGGCGTCGGCGACCAGTCGCTGAGCATGTGGCTGACGCAGGAGACCATCCGCATCGCGGAGTATTTCTACGTCGAGCATAAAAAGGCGACGCTGAACCTTTACCCGGACAACATCACGGCATTCGACGGCACGCCGGAGGACAAGCGGCTAAAGTCAGCCTATGGCAAGCCGCTGCGCAGCCGGCAGAGCGACCGCCGGCAGGTGAAATGGGTCAAGACCAACGGTTACGAGATCCTCGAAGAGCGGGATTGGGCGGGCAAATGGATCCCGGTCGTCCGCGTCATCGGCAACGAGTTCGAGGTCGACGGCCAGCTTTACATCTCCGGTCTGGTGCGCAACGCGAAGGACGCGCAGCGCATGTATAACTACTGGGTCAGTCAGGAAGCAGAAATGCTTGCGCTGGCCCCGAAAGCGCCCTTCATTGGCTACGGCGGCCAGTTCGAAGGCTATGAGATGCAGTGGAAGACGGCCAATACGAACAACTGGCCGTATCTGGAGGTCAACCCGGATGTTACTGACGGAGCTGGAAGCCCTCTGCCGCTGCCCGAGCGCGCTCAGCCGCCTCTGGCGCAAACCGGCCTCATACAAGCGAAAATGGGTGCTGGCGAAGACATTAAATCGACAACGGGTCAATACGACAGTTCAATTGGTGCGACCAGTAACGAAAGAACGGGTCGTGCTATATTGG